CTTCCGTTTTTTTGCCATATCTATATTATACTATATTAGTATAATTCTAGTCAACCATTATCTTATTGAGCATTCCAGACACACAAATGGGTCATCATCAGACTTATAAAATAGGATCTTGCATTTGCTACATGCTACCTTATAGGGCTCATATTTAGCAAACTTACTGTATGATGATTCAAGCTTATCCATTGATCTATTATATCATTTAAGTCACGTAGTGACAATATGGTCTCTACCGCCGAATTTTTTCACTAATTGGGACCTATATTATGAAGATAAACCTTTATATGAATGACATTGACATACGCCCACTATCTTGTATGTTTGATCTACTTCTGCAAGATCATTATATTTAGCTACAGCCTGACAATAATGGCACTTCTCTGTCTCTTCCGCCTCTAGATAGGCTTCAAGGTTGTCTAAGATACCCATGTTACTTATTCCTTGGAATGAGTGTCTGAGGTCCTTCTGTGCCGAATAGAGACTTCTTTACTGGTACGCAGTTAGGGACTTTCTTTCCGCCCTTATCTTTCATACCAACCTGCTTGTATCCGCTCCAGCAAGCCTTTTCTAGGTTGTCCCATTTATCTTCATCTGGGTTATCTGATTCATATCCCTTTGAGATCTCTTCATCTGTTAAATTAATATCATTATTGTCCATAATCATATTATATCATATTCTTAGATTTATCTTTTGACACTTGCTCTAAGTATATTTTAGCTGAAATTGCAAGCTCTTCGTATGTCATTGCTGTATGCTTATGCTCTTTATCTTTTCCAAACAAGTTTTTTAATAGCTCTATAGGGGTGATAACCTTATCTTCTGGCAACCCGCCGTGTTTATAAAGCATTTTAAGCAGGACGCCTGCAATAAATATATCATCGGTAAATGCAGCCCAAGGGAAAAGTATATCGAATAGGTCAATCGGTGAAGCCAGCCAGACAACACACAAGATAGAAATAACCTTTATGTGTCTTGGTGATCTATCAAATTGTGCCCTATACGGCTTTAATAATATCTTTAATTTGTTATACTTCATCTATTGGCATTACCATTCTTATTTGATTTTCATGATACTGAATATGATAATCTCTTAGTTGATGTGTTACTGCACAATAGCATATTGGACAGCTGGTGATCCATTGAGATTTATCCTCCCAATGTTTAGGCATCTGCCCTTTTTAACCATTGATCTTCCCACAATCCAATGAGAGACTTATTGCCAATGTCATCAAAATAGTAACGCTTGGCGTTACTATCGTAGTTCCAGCCATACCACATGTCGCCTTCCATCCAGCTAGATGATGCAATCTTCATTCCTTCTGGGTCATTAACAATTGTATCTAGATGATCGTAAAGGTGAACTTCATCAAAAATATATTCTCTGAGATTAGTCCAGCTAAATATGCGCCTTGCTATCCATTCAATCATCTTTTGGATCCTTTTCCCATGTAAGCTTTCCATCTTTATATACTGGCCAATATCCTAAAGGACGCCAGTCCATTTTCATTATCTTAGGCTCTTTCATTGCGCCGCCTGAATTGGTATCATTAATCTGCATCTCTCGCAGTACTGATAAGTTGATCCTGTATATGGGCATGAGCCTGCTGCTACGAGAATGTGTCCCTTGATGCGACAAATTATTTTATTTATCATTATAGTTCATTATATAATATGAACTAAATGTTGTCAATAGTATTATTGTTATTAAAACTTATTAGCTTTTCTTCCATATTTTGGTAAGGCTCTCCAAGAGCTGAAGTTATTCCTGTTCCAGTATGCATAAACAAAAATATATAAGTTTTGTTTCCAGAAATCACTTCACTAACTTCATGAGAAACCAAGCATGGAAGAAAAACTATGCTCCCAGCTGAAGGCTTTATTGAATATCCTAGCTGATCAAACACTAGTTCTCCGCCTTCGTAGTCATCATTTAAATATATGAGAGACGTCCAGTCCATCGAATTTTTTGGGTTTAAAATGTTTCTGTCTATGTGTGGCCCCATGAAACCACCAATTCTATACTTTCTAATACAGTAGTTTCTGGTTATGTGATGCGGTAGATCATTGTTTGTCTTTTCTGACCAAATTTTTAAAGCGTTAATATAATCATCTTCTATCATTTTGATAGCTGGCAATGCCAATTGATGAGCTTTGCTTTCTTGAGCATAATTAGAAATATCTTTGCGGGGCCAATATTGATTGTCTTCATTATAAGAAAGGTCCCAGTCTAACATCTTAGCAACTCCTGCTAAGGCTCCTTCGTTGTCTGGAAATATCTGTTCCCATTTTGTCAAATCATTTTCGTCTAAGCTAACTGGATAGCCGTTAATCCATGTGCTCCATGAAGGGAAAACTTTTAAAATTTCAGGGTTTTGATCATTTGATTCCACAAAATCTAAAAACTCTTTAGATTTAGGAAATGCATTCTCAATGTATATTACGCCACCAGGCATATCGTGAATTATTGGAGTAGTCATGAATTAATTATAGCATTTCTTTGTTTATTGCGTCTTTAATCACTGGATCAAGTCTGTCCCAATGTCCTTTTTCGCTTCCCTGGTAAACCTGACCAGTTTCTCTATCCACAAGAAGCCACTTTTCTGGACACTTAGTTTTAACAGTTAAATTGACAGATTTTAAAATTGTTTTAAACTTAAATTGTTTACGCAACACTTATCCTTTTATTGCAAGCACACTTTTTGTATTTAAAAGTAAGTACTTTTCTCCATCTGTATCTTCAATATCTGTTCCGCTATTTTGGTTGTAATAAACTATATCATTAACATTGAGGCCCGTTATAGGAATGAGCTCGCCTTTATAGTTATATTCTCCGTTTCCCATTTCTACAATCTTACCAGTTCTAAGGTTAGATTCACTTAATGATGCCATAAGAACTATGCCAGACGTTGTGGTTCTGTCCTCAACTTTATCTTCTTTTACTAACAACAAGTTGCCAAATGGTTTAATCATTTGTTATTACTCCTCAAAAGATTCTTGTGTTTCCCAAAAGCTATCCTTTTTGAACTGCTCTTGTATTCTTTTTGCATCTAAAATTACAGACATTTCTCTATAAAGTTTTATTCCCATGTAAACACACACTGCAAATATAGCTGCGGCAAATATAATAAAGTTATTCATATCTATATTATACAGCACTATAAGTAAAGCTGTCAATCCTTATATATATTTTTTAATACTTCTCTAGAATCAAAACCTTTAAATTCATATTCCTTTTCTTTAACAAGCCATAGAATTACAGCATACTTAGTTCCGTCTGATATCATCCTGCCACCGTGCCACTGATCGGCTGGGAAAACAAATGCGTCCAAGGCTCTTGGCTTGCACACAAGACCGCCTGCGCCATCTTTATATAAATAAAATGTATCACCGTACCGCGCTGCATGTGGAGATTCTTCAAAATCAGCTTCGTCAAAGCTCTCCAAGAAAACAACTTCTCCGTCTGAATAATTATCGTTAAGGTATATAACACAGCTCCAAACTAAAGATGAGAAATCGTTGTGGACGTCCTGATGTATTCTAAGCTGTATATCTTTTGATAGTTTTGTTATAGAAACTCCATAAAAATATAAATCTTGATCTATTTTATATTCTGATTTAACAGTGTCTATAAATTTTTTAGAATACTTATTTATAATTGGCTCTAGATCTTTAAACAAATACGGTGGCTTCTGGTCTGGGAATATTGCTCTAGATGCCAATCCTTTATTTACTGCTATGCCAACTCTACTTTTAAACTTTAAATCATCATCCGAATTTTTATTAATCCAGTCTATTAAAAACAAAGAGTCTTCCTCAGATATAAAGTTGTTAATTAATTTTATATCTTTCATTGATTAACTGAATCTGGGAATATGTCTATTAATAAATGAACTCTGTCTATGCTGCTATCATTTAAAACAGAATGTGGCTTTAAGTTATTTATCTCCCAACATTCCCCGCACTTCATGTTAATTTTTTCTCCATTAACAGTATAATAAACACTATCATTTGTTATAATCGGTATATGGAATCTCTTTACAGTAGATAGGTAATCTCCTTTATCGGTATGCTCTGGAACATCCTTATTAGATTCAAGCTTAATTAGAAGGACTCTTCCAGAAGTGCCGCCGTAGATTGACTCTAGATCTTTTACTATAGGTGACACTAAGTCAAAAATGTTTTGATCCTTAATGACTGTATCTATTTTTGTTCCAAAGTCCCACTGTAGGCTGTGGTCTTGTACTATAAATGTTTGTGTGTGTGCGTGTGGATTTGCTCTGCCTGCGTAAACCACATTTTGCCTATTCTGATCAATTAGCCATTCAGAGCTAAATTTTTGTAAGGCATCTTCAATATGAACTACATCATAAGTTTTATTAAATCTAAAATTAAAATCTTCTAATTCTTTTTTTGGAGTTAGATCTCCTCTAAGAAATGCCATTTGTCTCATTATCCCTAACATAGTTATAAATAAAGTAATCAATGTTGTTATTCTTTATAATCAATTCAGCGTCTTCTTCAGATATAAGAGACATTAGGTACTCAGTAGTAATGTTTTTCTCATCTCCGTATGAAAAAGATCCGTAGTTTATAATATTGTTTTGGTCAAACTCTACCTCTATTTGATAGTTATTATTAAACCAATCGCTGATATTTTTTTCAAACATAGCAATATTGTCTAAAGAGTTTACAATTTTAAACTTTTTTATCGCCTCCATTGCATTTTCTTGAGAAGTTTTTTCGTTTCCAACAAACCAAGTAAACGCCTCTCCCTTTTTAAAAAATGGATCCATCATTTCTTCATGATTTTTTGTGTAAAAGCTTCTAGGATCAAATGAACGCTCATCAGCTGAATTGCAAATAAACCTGGATTGATAGTTATTGTGTAGCTTAAAATTTGGATCTTCAAAAAGATAGTATCTTAATTTTTCCAGCGTGGACTTTCTTTCAATATACTCATCTCTTAAAAAAAGAGCACGATTATATATAAAATTAAAATAGCTTAGTCTAGCTTCAACTGGGTGTCTTACTACAACAGCAACATCTAAAGAGTCTATTAGATCAATTGGATAGGTACCAGCATGCATAGATATGTAAGCCTTGTTAACAAAATTTTTATTGTTTGGATAGTGTGTACTTATATAGTAAGGTATATTATTTTTATCTAAAGATTTCTTTATATTTGCAGATACATATTTACCAGCAGTTTTTGGTATGTGCAAAAAATATAGCTGCTTTAGACTTCCTTCTTGATTAAGTTCTTGTTCCAGCCGTTCTCGATTATTTTCTCGTTCCACTTATTAAGGCTCCTTCCTTGATTATAAGAGCCTTCCTTGTGTCTTTCACGAAGAATTTCTGTCCACTCTTCTTCAGAGTGTTGAGCTTTTTCAGAATGCCAGGCTTCTGATCCTGGGTACTCGTATCTCCAGTAAGCTCTAATTAGCGCTTTAGATCCGCCCTTAGCAACCATTGGGCTATGGTAAAAAGGGTGACCAGAAGGGAACATTATTAAGTCACCAGCATTTGGCTTGTAGTATACGTGACTAAGTAGATCTTCCTTATCATCACTTAGCTCTATGATGTTTACTCCACCATCTTCATAATCATCATTCAAATAGAATAAGCATGTTGTTCCAAACTTTAGGCCAGGATCTTCTCTTCTTTCTTCTTGGAAATCAGTGTGGTAGTTCATGCCCTGGAAATCGTTAACTCCCATTCCGTCTTTATAGTAAGCTATATCAACCGAATCCCAGCACCAGTTATCGTAATCCACTTTAACTGAGCCAAAGTACTGAACTGAAGATTCATGAAACACTTTAAACAAATCTTTAACGTACTCATTATTTGTAATTCCAATTTCTTTATCAGAAAAATTTTCATCCATAAACTTTTGCCAATCATCTTTGCTGGGAAATGATTCAAAGTATCCTCTAGATGTTGGTATTATTATATGAAAACCAAACGTATACCAAGGAATTGATTTATCTTCATGGTTACTTAGGTAATATTCTAGCATCTCTTTAGAGTTACTTAGGGCATTTTTAAATACCCAAACTTTTTCATGAAGTTTTTCTACCTCAATCTCTTTACCATTTATAATCAATTGATAGTTCCTACCTTTAGAAAGATAATAGATAGTCTATTTCTTTGGATGTTTTGGAGAGTAATCTCCTACGATAGCTTTTATTCTACCGTCTTTTCTTAATCTCACAATTTTACCATCACGAATAATCGTGTCGTTAAAAGGTACTTGCCTGCCAAATTTTTTTGGAGGCATTATACTTTCTTTCTTCCAGTTTTTCTAGGTGCTTGAGGAACAGCTGGTGTTTCTCTTCTAATACCGTGCTTGTTGACATCGATTTTCATTGGAGGTCTTTTAGGCTGTACGCCAGATTTAAATTTACCCTGAGAAGGATTCTTTTTTGTTGCTTCTCCAGAGCTTACAACGTTTTCTGACACTACGCTCCCTTAATTTGTGAGATAGTTACAACATTATTGTTAGCTGGTGATGGAGCTGATTCATACTGAATTTGCTCGTCTTTACCGCATGCACAATCTTTACACATTATTGATCCCTTTGATCTGATACATCCTGGATATTAACTTCTTTAATTCCAGTTTCGCTTCCTACGCTTTCGCAACCGCATTCAAAGCACATATTACTTTGGACCCTGAGCCTGCGCTTGGTTTGAAACGTCTGTTGATGGGAATGCTGCCTTTGGGTCAGCTGCGTACTGCTCGTTGTTACCCCATACTGTTGAATCGTTTACTTTTGGTGATGTAAATCCGTTTAAATCTTTTCCGTCTGACATGTTATTGCTCCTATAGGTTATTTATTTAAGCGGGACTAGTATTCCACTTATGAATCTATTATATCATTTAGTTGATTAGGATCAACCTCTGCCTCTGTGGGCCTCTCATTGCCAAGACCCACGTGGTCTGCACATCCGCATATCCAACACATCTGCGCTAGCCCCAGATGGCCGCTGAGCACTTGGTACACATATTAGAGTATGAGTCTTCTATCATGCTTGTTCTCTCTTTGCTAAACCATATATCTTTAATTGTAGATTTATTAGAATTTCCGTACACTGTCTTAAAATCAAAATCAGCACAGCAGATAAATAAGTCACCATTTGGGTTAATATGTATCCACTCATTAGTTCTGCTTCTTACGCCTAATCCACCATTGCATCCTATTACCTTCTTGCCTTCTCCCGCCAAATATTTATTAATAGCTGAAGTCTGATCAATTATTCCTGAATCAGCAAGGTGGCCTGCTCTGTCGTATAAATGGTGGGCTGGGAAAACTTCAATTGAAGGGAATATAGATTTTAATAGCTTAACCTCTTGAGCTAAATCTCCAGACTCTACATCTAAATTTAAATCTGGGGCTCCAGGAAGTATGTCTAACCACCCACCATTTTCAACTAATGAATTATTATTTAGACCATTAACCATTAAAAAAAATCTATTTTCTAAAACTAATTCATTTAGTTCTTCTGCAGCATATAAAACATTATCTACCATTTTATCAAACATTTTTTCATTTAAATTTACATACTTAGACCATCTGGTTTTATCTCCAGATGGTATATTTAAAAGAATTCCACCAATCACATCGATATTTTTTTTAATTATATCAACTTTTTTCTTGGTAAGTGGAGTACCATTTGTAAGTATGTTTATTGTAAAGTTATATTTTCTATACAAATCAAACATCTCTTCAAAGTTTTTATACAATAACACTTCGTTGTAATTAGCTGTATAAATGTTTTTTAGATTAGGGTCTACAAAATCACCTTTGCCATTATGAAGTTGAGAGAGTATATTTTCTAACTCCCCCAACTCCATATCTCTAATAGCAGATTTTGGGTTTCCTTCATAAGAAACTGGGCAAAACCAACATCCAGCATTACATAGACCGTTTACATCTATTTGTACTGCGCTGATCTTGTATTGTGACAACTTAGTCTTTTAGTGACTTCCATGGGTTAGGAGGAAGCTTTAGGCTTGACTCCAAGAACCAGTTCCATTCTTGATGGGCTGAAAGTCGTTCAGATAGATATGATGATAGTCCGTACTCTTTGTTTTCATTTGCAACAGAGATAAGATTTTTAATCTCTTCGATCATCTTCTTATTAATTGGAACTAAGTGAATTGCCATTTCCACGCCACAGTATGTATCTGGCTTAACATTTCCTAGAGTTTGGTTGGATGCATACTCTTCTAGGGTGTAAGGCGCTTCTCCGCCTAATCGGCGAAGCCATGTTGAGGTGTTGTGTACGCCATCTTCAGAGTCTAAATAGATATCCTCATAGACAATTCGTGATTGACGCATCAATACAGATTCTGTATTCCAGAAGAACCCTCTTACAAGGTTTGTATAAACAACCGAGTTAGCTTGGAAGGTCTTCAATAGATTGATTAGCTTTTCCATTTTTTTCCTTTTACGATTACCTTTTATAAATTTTATTATAACAGGTCTTACATACTTGAATCATTTTGGTTTCTGTAGAAGTTATATATTTTGCTTCTTCAAAACAATCTTTAATTTCACATTTATCTAAATCGGTCATTAATTTAATTACTTAGCCTTAATCTTTTCCCAGATTTTTTCATGAATATAATAAAATGACATCTCTACAAGCAAATATGAAATTGCCCCAATGCCAATATACTCCCATTCAGCTTCTCCTGTGAGAAGCTTAGTTACAATATAAAGTAATCCACCTACAAAGAATACATGTACAAATGGCCATGTGATTGATTTGTATAGACTTTTCTTCTTTGGGTCGATCATGCTACTGAGTTACCCTTTGATCCCGCCGATTTCTTGGCTGGTGCCTTCTTGGCTGGTGCCTTCTTTGCTGGTGCCTTCTTGGCTGGTGCCTTCTTGGCTGGTGCCTTCTTGGCTGGTGCCTTCTTAGCCGAAGTCTTAATTTCTTCTAGCATGGCTTCAACCTGAGATTCAACTGAATTGAATCCTAACCAATTTTTTAAATTCTTTAACATGATTCCTCTTTTTCTTTTAATTTTCTAATTACTAAACTCAAGACCTCTCTTGGTCTCCAGTCTGGCGGTATTTCTAAACTTTCCATATCTTTAATCAATTCACCTAAAACTTTTTTTTGTATTACGTGAAAGTGATCCCATTCATTATTTAATTGTACCATTATTAAAGATCATCCGCAATAGGATTATTTCTATCAGCATTTACTAGAAAACCTGTCCTTGGGCCAGGGGCCCAAACACGATGTGTTGTTTTTTTAGGGAAAAACAATAGGTCTCCCTCTTTTAACTCATAAGTTGTTGTTGAGTTTTTTCCTTTTATTTCCCAAAAAGAAGTACCAATTGATTGAAGGTAGCAAGCTGGCCAAGGGTCGCTATGCTCTCCTACAGATTTTTCTCCCAATGAAACTTTTATGCCTTCTGTGTGCCACAAAGCTCCGCAGGTACATCCTCTGGCATCCCATTCTTTATAATAATTACAATTTGAAAAGTCTGCATTAAAACCTGATTCTTTATTTATCTTAACTAAAAAATCTTTCATTTCAGGAAAATGTTCCCAAACTAATCCAGTTTGAGGAGCAAGCCACATAGGTTTTTGGGCTAGAATATTACCGTATGTGTCTACGCCTGGGCCCTGTTCCTTATTTTTTGATTCCAGGTCGGGGTTATTTATTTTTGTTTGATCGTATACAAAATCTAAAACATTTTGCCAAGTAAATTCTGTTTTAAAATAATCTTTAATCAAAACAGCTTCTTCATTTATGGCTGCTTTTTTAAATTCTAAAAGTAAATTCATATTAGTTTCCCTAATTAAGGGCAGTGGTTTCCCACTGCCCTTAAAAAATTACTTAACTAGGGTTACCTTAGCTTTTGGATTCTTTGCATTCCACTTTGTAGCGAGTGCATTGAATGACTTCTTTAAAGAAGCAAGTGCTTTAGCATTGTCTGCTGTCAGCTTAGCAATAGTTGCATCCTTAGCAAGGACAACTGCATCGTGTGCAGTCTTTGCATCAGCAAGTGCCTTAGCAGAAGCAGCCTTCTCAGCAGCAAGTGCTGCATCTGAAGCAGTCTTTGCATCTGCAAGTGCTTTATCTGAGGCAGTCTTGGCAGCCACTGCATCTGCAGCAGCCTTTGCAAGAGCAGCATCTGAAGCAGCCTTAGCAGCAACTGCATCCGCAGCAGCCTTTACAACTGCAGCATCTGATACAGCCTTAGCGGCGAGTGCTGCATCTTTTGCAGCCTTCTCAGCAGCAAGTTCTGATACTAGATCACGAACTGCAATCTCTGCGAATGGCGCTAGTACACGAGCAGGTAGACCAACTACATCGGTAGTGGTTGCATCTCCAGCAGTTGTTGGACTAAATGTGATTAGTGATCGTGTTCCAGCAGCTGGAAGCGTTGCCTTAAATGTTGCAACTCCAAAGTCTGAAAGAGTTGCACCAGTTGTTGCTGTTGCTGTATCCATAACTGCTGTAGCAGCAAACACTGTTGCAGTAATTGACTTACCAGACACCTTGTTGCCAAATACATCTGTTGCAGATACTGTAATATCTTGTCTTGTTCCTGCAGCGCCTGTAGCAGGAGCAGAAACTGTTAGATTATTAATAAGACCAGCAGTACCTTGAACATAGTATGTCAAAGTTACTGGGCCATTTGTAATTACAATTGTTCCAATTGCTGTTGTCTTTGTGTAGACATAAAATGTTGCTGTTGTTCCTGTACCAGTTGCAACTGTCAAAGATGATGATCCTGATGTTGCTCCTACTGGTGCAGCAGTTGAGTGTAGTGCAGATACGATTGTTGCATTTGTTGAAGTCGCAGTAACTGATGTTCCTGCTACTACTGTTGCCACGATCTGAACAACGTCTGTATTGTCAACAGTGTTGTCTGCAGGTACTGGACGTACGATTGCAGTCGTTAGCGCTGTTCCAGCAGTTGCTGGAGTGTCGTACCCTGCGCCACCTGTTTTTGCAGCATTCCATGTGGATGCTACAACTGACATGGTGTTAGCACTTGCAGGTGTTGCTACCATTGTGCCCAAAGTCATGGCTGCAACCATGGCTAGTGCGATTTTCTTAAATGAGTTCATTTAATTTATTCTCCTTATTTCCTCTGTGACCTTTGCGATTACAGAAACTTAATGTAGTGCATTTATTTTTACATGGAAAGAGCAGGGATCTCCTCCTTCTTCCCATTCTTGCATTTCTTCATCTGTTAAAGGTGGCCCATCATGTGTATCGCAAAATACATCAGATACCCAGCCTCTGTCGTAACCACTTTTGAGCCATATCTCAAACTCTAAATGATCTGAATCTATATTCTCTAGATCCATTCTGAAAGCTCTTCTAGCATAATATGCTTAGGTTTTGCACCAGTAATAGTTTTTACTGGCTTCCCCGACTTAAATAGTACCATATAAGGGATAGAAGTTACAGAGTATTCTGCTGATTTTATAGGATTTTCATCAACATTTAACTTGCCTACCCATAATCCACGCTCTTTAGATATCTCATCTAGTATGGGAGACACCTTTAAGCATGGTCCGCACCATGGAGCCCAAAAATCAATAAGGACTAAATTATGAGAATCTAGAACCCTATTGAAACTTTCATCTGTAACTATCAACTTACTCTCCCTTTAGTTCGTCCGCTGCATTATTAAACTTATTCATAAATGTTTGGATTACCCACAAGGCTGTCTCACCAGCATTTGTAGACATTGCTTTTGATGCTTCTTCTGTTCTATCTTCAATGGCGAGGGCGTTGTACCATTTCTGGTACAACTCCTCACCAATCTCCTTGATTATTTCTTCAAGGATAGTTAACTTACTATCCATTGATTACTTTACTCAAGTTAAACAAATAAACGTTTTGTCCATAAGAGTTTTCTATTGGATCAGAAGCTTTCTTCATTAATGAAATAAGCTCTGTTGATGTCAGCGTTGGCTTCATGGTCTTTAATTGTACGTACTTTGCAGCAATTACTTGAACAGAAACAGATGTTCCATAAGAATATCCACTAACATTTCCAGGATAAATTGTTGGTTGCTGGATTTCACCCCATAGATCTACAAGGTTGGCATCATAGTTGCTTGTTAAAGAAACTTGAGGCTTATCTAGATTTAGAGTTTCAACTCCACCAACTGCAATTGACTGGCTAATACATGCTGGCCATTCGATCTTGCCCTTCATGCTTGGATTTCCAGCACTATTTCCAGAAGGAAAGAATACTGGTACGCCAGAGTTATTTAAAT